CAGGACTTTCCATATTAAACTGCATATTCCATTGAAATAATGCTTCTCCTAGAGGTTTTAAAAGATGATCATCAAGATTCTTAATAACAGTATTAATTGATAAGCCAGCTGATCCTAATAACATAGATAAGCCAGCAGCTGTTCTGCCTGTGCCAGTAACACCTGTCTGCCCATGCATTATACTGGGTATACCAGTTTCTTCATCAGCAAGTTGCCTTGCTTTGTCGTACATCTGTATGTTCTCACCTGCTGTATTTGGAAACTTTATACCATTTATAGCTGTTCCTGTAACACCAGATTGTCTTCGGAATACTTTGCCGGGGAAAATGTCATAATTTTGTCCCGGTACTAAAGAGGTTTCATCTATATCAAAAACCATGTTTCCAGCTAAAGATAGGTTATCAATAGCCATACGAACATGGCCATTCATTAGCATTTGTGCATCTTCCATATTTTCTGGTATGCCAATACCCCAAATTTGATAAGGACTTATTTCATATGGAAATATTTGATAGGGAATACGCATTGGAGTAAATGGATTAGCTACAGCTCGTAATATTTGATTTCCACAAACCCAAATATTTACTTGAACTTGTCCTAAAGTATCTTCATCAGAGTCTATTCCTATTTCATCCATAAAAGAAGAGTCTACACAACCCCAATATTCAAGTACTTCAAATCGTTCTGATGCACTTCTATCTGAGTTAGTATCATCACGTATTATATTTTCAAAGTACTTATCAGCATAATTTCCTCCACCAGCTAGTATTTCTCTAATAGCTTCTGGATCAAACATTGGCATATCCATAAGATTACGAACTTGGGTTCTATTCATTTTATGTCTTTGTATAACGTAATCACAGTCTTCCATATTTGTAGCTACAGGATCAGGATAAAGATCCCAACAAGATACAGATTCTATTTTTGGTACATCTTTAGTGTATGGAACATACTCTTTACCAGAATCTGTTTTGTTCCATTTATGAACAGTTTTTGAAAAAGTAAATGGTCCTTTTATAACACCTGTTCCTAATAGAACAGACTCAAAAATAGAATTTCGTAATGTTGTAACAGCATTAGAACCTGATAATTGATCATGAATAACTTTTTCCATTCGTCTTGCTGTTTCTTGAGCAGGAGATATTTGAGGTTCTCCTATTTTAGCACGACCTTTTTGAATGTTTGTACCTTCATATTCAGGTGCTAATCCCCCTAAATAATCTAAATCACCACCTGTAGCCTCCGTTGCACCCGGAAGTAAATTTTTTCCATCTCCTCCATACCCGTATGGATCTGTAGGTAATGCTTCATCTAATGGAGTGTTTAAATGGGCAAATTGTTCTATACCTTCTGGTACAGGAGTAGACTCTACTGTTAATGGAAATTTTTTATTTGCAAATAATATATCTACAATTTGTCCATAAGCAGCTAGTACTTTAGTCTTGGTTATTTTTATAAATACTTTAGATTTTTCTGTAGATGTGTACTGCGTAGTACTATCATAGATACCTCTAAAATTCTTATAAGCTTTTAACCATCGTTCTTCATGAACTTGTCTTCCATCTTCAGCTTCCTTCTGTCTTCCTTGTATTAAAGAAACAAGACCGGGAGCAGATTCTGGATTTAGTTCACCTGAAACGTCTACAGGATCACTCATCTTTTATACCTTGTTTATTATTACTTATGTGACTTTGATTGGCCCATTATCATACCTAGCTGTGGAGTGTGTCCACTACCTTTACCAGAAGATGACATCATAGTTGATTGAAATGGTCCTTCAATGGTACCGGCACTAGGTCCAGCAATTTCTCCATCTAATCCTTCACGATGTAATGAACTTTCATTAGCTTCGTTCATTTCTCCTTGTTTTTTCATCTGACCCATTATGTAACCAGATTTGTAAGCTCCTTCTACTCCTTGTGGCATAGTTGCCTCCTTTTATTGTTGGTTGTTAATATTATTTTGCATATCTAGCATAAGGTTAGTCTCATCATCCATTACACCTTTTATGTCTCTTCTTCTCTGTTGAGTATCAGCTTTTTCACCAGCTTCTTCCCACCAATTTCTTACTCCAGCTCTCAGTGAAGCTCCTAAATCTTTTTCTTCTTGGGTTGGAATCCCAACTGTAGCAGCTAAGTCAAAAGGTAGGGCAGCTATACCTATACCCGGTATACTAGCAGCTACATTTGTTGTATGTCTAATACCTTCACCTATTTCGGCCATATCTTCTATAGAAAGACCTAGAGCCTCTCCTATCCTTGCTGTTATACTACCTTCGTCAGGCCCAAACTCAGCTGTTTCTGCTCTATTTATAGCCCTACGAGTTAATTCTCCTCCTACTACACCTACTGCTGACCATTTTAAACCTTTTGAGGCTATTATTTTTCCAGCATAATTTTTTAAAAATTTAGTATATCCCGGTCCTTTGCCTTTTACAGCTTCATAGAGCTCCTTTGGTGTAGCATCAACAAACTTTATTTTAAATCTTTCATATCTTACTTTTTCTGTATCTGATAAAGCACTTATTTTTCTTTGTGTAGTTTTGTCTTCTTTTAAATCTTTCATCTGTTCGGATACATTAAGCTTTTCTTTATCTAACTCTGTCTGTGCTGCAAGATTTATTTTTTCTAACTTTATATTTTCACCCTCTAATACTAATGCTCCTTGTGTTGCTTTAGCAGCAGCCTCATCAGTAATTGCTTGTATACCTCTTGTATCTATAGGTGTAGAAAGAATTGCTCCTTCACTTACAGGCAATGCATTGTAAAATTTTGCTCCAGTTTCAGATTTTATTAAATTGTTTTTAAACAAATTATTTTTTAAATCATTTTGATTAGCTACAAGTGTTTTAGTATCTGGAGAAATTATTTCATCAGGATACCCTGTACCTACCATCCATGTGTGAGGAGTTCTACCATTATATCCTGCTATTACAGAAGATACTCTTGCTTGCATTTTTGCAGCATCTTCAAAATCTCCAGCTTGTGTTATAATTCCATAAGCTCCTCCAACTCCCTGACTTCCTGCTCTTGCAGATTGTGATACTGGTCGTAGAGTTGCTATAAGTCTATCCGGATGTTTTGGAGGTATTTTTAATTTATTATAAGTATCTTCAACATGGTGTCTTAAACTATGTACATTAACTTTTTCTTTTACTAATTTTCTAGTGTTAGGACTGACATATTCAATTAACTCATCACCAAATTCTATAGCTAAACTTTTATTAATACCTGATTGAAAAGAAGTTTTAAATACTACATTACCTTTAGAGTCTAATTGAGTAAAGCCTTCAAATAAAAGTCCTTCTGTTCTGCCACCTGCTTGTTGTTTTACTATATCTAATAAAGCCGGATTTAATACTCCTTCTACATCTCCAGCTTTAGTTAAAGTAGACATAATTTCTCCTGTAGCAAAGTCTATATGTTCTATTCTTATTTTAGCCATATCTGAAGGTCTAAATCCTCCTAGATAAGCTAAACTAGCTACATTTTTTGCTGTTCCATCCATTTGGGCTATAGCTTGTGTTATTCGAGGATTAAAATCAGCAGGAAATTTATACTTTCTTTGACCCATTTTACCAGACTCTAAAGTAAGAGCTTCCCAAGCTGTTTTTCCAATACCTCCACCACCACCCATAATAGTATCTGCTTGCATAGTTCTTTTAAGCCATGATGTTCCTATAGATGCACCACCACCTTTAAGAACTTGATCAAAATCTACCTGAACTGATCTTAAAAGAGGTATATCCCCTTTCCTTATTTGTTCTAATTTTTGAAAAGGACCGTTAGGATCAGTAAAAAATCTTTTAATTATATTAACATTTCCTGTGTCAACTATTTGTTCTGGTGTTAAATCAAGAATACTAATCATTTTACCATCTAAGTTTAATTTTGCTTTATCAAGCAATTCAAAAGTAGATTTAAAACTAGCTCTTCTTGTAGATATAAAAGGTTTAAACATATCTCTTAAAGATATATCTAAAAAAGGACTAGCTTTTGTTTTTGAAAGTGAAAGTTTTTCAGCCATAATTATTAATATCCAAATACTTGATCTTGTGGTTCATATTTTTGTGTGTGTTTTGTCATTCTATGTGTGTTATGTGTGTTTATTAGAGTTCTACTCATTACCATATATCTCAATGCATCATACGCATGGTCATCAGCCTTTGTATCAACATCTTCAGGATTGGTTTTAGATAGAGGCAACGTGGGCAAAGTTCGAATAAGATTATTACAATTGGAAAAAATACGAACACGAGGATTTCCATAGTCATCACAAGCTAACCTTCTGTGTACTTCTATTTTTCCTGACATACGATTTCTGTCCGATGGTATCCATCTTACTCCTCTTCTAATCATTGTCTCTGCTATACTAGGGCCTAATCCAGTTCGATTCCAACAACTTGCATCTAAAACTGTCAGCTGCATCTTGGGATCATCTTTTTCTATCATAGCTATAGTATCCCCTAGTCTTTCTCCCGTAAATCCTTTAACGTATAATTCTCTATATATCCAAAGGTTGTTATCCCAGTCTATTGCACCCCAAAGTATACAAGAAGGACTACTATAACCATAATCTCCAGATCTTACCCTTGCCCAACCTTCTGGAATCTCAAATGGTTCAGAAACATGCATACTTTTACTAAACTCTGTAAAGGCTGCACCTTCGGCTACATCCCAATCTCCTTCAAGTAGTCTTTTTCTTTCTACTTCCGGTAAAGACATCAACATAGCTTCATATTGACCATCTTCAAACAGATACGGATTGTCTGTTAATCTAGCAGGTACAAACTTTCTTAAAAATAAAGGTTCATCTCCTTTGTGATGCCCTTTTGGATATTTAAGAATTTCTCCATTGTCAAAATCTCTAGCCCAAAAAGGATCTCCGGGTGGTGCATGATCTAAATACATCTTTTTTACCCACCAGCCACCAACACCTCCGGGATTTGCTGTGCAACGCATGTACATACCTAAACTTGGATCAGTTGTTCTAAGTCTAGAACGTAGGTAATTCCATACGTATGGAGTAGGGTAGTTTGTTATTTCATCTATTCCTATCCAATTAAAAGCTTGTCCTTGGTATCTTGTTACATCTCTATCATCATCTACGTAAGAAAACCATATTTTAGCTCCAGATGGAAACTCCCATGTTGATTTAGCTTGTTTAAACACTGCTCCGGGAAAGGCTCTTGTGTATACTTGTCTGCTTTTATCTATTAACTCTGTTAACTCAGCTAATGTTCTTCTTAGTAACAGCCCTCTATGGTTAGGATTTGATGCATCTCTTAGTATATCGGCTAGTAAAGCATAAGATTTACCTCCACCAGCAGCCCCACCATATAAAACATCTCTTTCTGGAGACTCTAAAAAGACAGTTTGAGGCCCTTCATTCGGTCTGAATACAACGTCATGGTCTTTTAGATGATCTCTCAGTGTTTTTGTTACATGTTTTAGATCATCTGTTGTGACAACGGACTTTCCTCTACCTTTTATTGCATCGTCTATCTTTTTAGATGCCTCCTGAGCCCTTTTTGATGCTGCTCTAGCTTGTTTAGCTTTATCTGTTAACTTTTCAGCATTTCTACGTTTAACAGAGATACTTTTTTGAGTAGCAATCTTGGCTCTCATACGAGAAGACCAGTTATATGGGGTTTTTGGCTCCCCTTCTTTCTTTGGTGGCCTACCTCGTTTTTTCTTTTCTTCTTCTATAGGTACAATCCTCTATTCATACGTTTTGTTAAACCCGGATTTGATATTCTTCTTCC